TGCGCGCGGAATAGCCGGTCAGGTTAATCACCGTCCCGGCCCCGTTCTTCAACGTCAGGACTTTGGACCAGCTCACGCCCTGCTCGATGCTGATGTTATACTTGCCAGCGCTCATCTCAGGCCCTCACTACCACAGCGGATCCGGCAAACCCAACGCCGCGAAACTGGTTTCCTTCAGCACCTCCGGCTGCAGCCAGACCGGGGCGCCGCCGGCTTCCAACTTGGTGCCGTCCGCTCTGAGCATGGTCGGCACGTTCAAGGGGCCGCGGTCTTTCTCGCTGACGATCGTAACGTACAGCGGTTTGCCGTTTCCGTCCACACCGCCTTTTTCGCGGAAGCCCTGGTTTAAGACTCGCTGATCCCAAGTATCCGTGTCGATCTTGAACGTCATCACGTTCTTGAAGTAGCCGTAGCACGCTCCGTAGTAGAGCAGCTCGTAATCCCAGCCGGCCATCTTGATGGTACGAGGAGACAGGCCCCATTGGGTGTTGCTGTTGACGCGGTTCTTGAATCCGGCGCGAAAGCTCAACGACAAGTAAGCCGTATTGATCTCGACCACCAGCGTGTCTTGGTCATCGTCTACCTCGAGGCCCGGCATGATCGGTTCGTCCGCGGCGTTGATCAGCGGGTCGCCGTGGCGGTCCTCGGTGGCGATCTTCGTCCGGCCGAGAAATCCGCCGCGGATCTTGATCGGCATGTCCAGCGGATTTTCCGGCGTTTGGTCCTGGCATGTCTGCTGTTTGTTTGTGAACTCCAACCCAAGCCGCCAAATCCGCCGCGTGCCCTCGGACCGCGTCTTGACGCTGGTCTTGGGCGTGCGGATGCAATTGACGTCGCTGCCATCGGTCCACGTGTACCCCGCGCCGATCTGCGGCAAACCGCCGGCGGCGAAGACGGTGATGGGCCCGTCTGTCTTGGCATTGGTGATTACTTCCCAAACCTGGTCGTAGATCCGGATGCCGTCATCATCCATCACCAGGCCCGAGGAGATCCTGTTTACTGCAACGACGCTCATGCGCTGACCTCCTCGACGTCGAGCTCGACGGCCGGCCGGCCGGTATTGGCGGCGATCTCCTGAAGTAGCTCGGCCACGCGATCCAGAGCCACGCCGAGCCGGTCCTCGGCCGGCGCCGAGCCGGTCGCCGGCGGCGGACTGGCGAGCGTCACGGCCAGCGGAGGCGGGGCCAAGTCCGCGGCGACGGCCACGGCACCGGCGCCGGCCTGAGCCCGGAATCGCTGGATCGCCTCGGCCGCCTCGGCCGAGCCTCCCAGGGCCGCGTTGACGCCGGCCAGCCGGTCGGTCGCGTCAGCCAAGCCGGCGGTCTGGTCGGCGGCGGCCTTCGCCGCGGCGGCCTGTTGCTGGAGGCCCTCGACCTGGGCCAGTTGCTCGGGTGTCGCGCCCTGCTGCTGCAGCCGGTAGAGCTCGATCTGCTCGGCCGTCATGCCGGCCGTGGCGGCCTGCTCTTGGTACCGCCTGGTGGTTTCGTCCAGGCTTTTGGCCAGGCTCTCTTGCTGCTTGCGGGTTTCCTCGAGCCAGGCAATCGCCTCTTTGGTTTCGGGGCTGACCTCGACCTTAAAAGCCGAGCTCTCCGCGTCGGCGGCCGCGGCCGCCGCCGCGTCGAAGGCCGCGGAAGCCTCGCGCCGCAGGCGGATCTCTTCCTGCAGGCGTCGCATCTCGGCCAGGTCTTCTGCCGATGCGCCGGACTTGGCGGCGCGATAGAGCGCGATGCGCTCGGCATTCATGCCGTAGGTTTCGGCCTGCTCGCGCAGAGCGTCCATCGTCTGGGTGAGGGCTGGAATCCCAGTGTCCTCGATTTCGGGCGGCGCGATGTCCGCCGCTGGGGATGCGGGTTTACCGCCCTTCAACAAATTCGACGTGTTCTTTAGAAACTCTGCCAGGTCTTTCTCTCTCTGCGCCTCGATTTTCCGCTGTTTCGTGACGTAGGCCGTGGCTTGGTCAATTTGTTCGTCGGAAAAGAACAGTTCCAGATAAGTTCTGGTGCCCGGCCCCCACGTTGCCGCGTTTTCCGTGAAGCCAGACATTTCCGCCGACAATAGACGGACTGCCCCTGCCATCACGCCGGCCGCGTCGGCCATGTCGCGCAAAGATTGTTGAACTGCTTCATCGGCAAACGCGTCGCGCATCTGCTGCGCAGCATCGGCCAGCGCCGGGGCAACTGAAATCGCCACGTCTCGCGCAACGCCGTTCCACGTATCGCGCAGATCGTCCATTAAATCGTTCAGTCGTTCGACCTCTAACCCAGTTTCTGCGTCGAAAGTCAGGTTCATCGAGTCGGCCTGCTGGGCGAATGCCGCCATTTCCCCGGTCGTGAGTTTCAGGACCTCCATCAAGTCCTTGGTCTCGCGGCCGAAGATTGCCGACGCGGCGGCGGCCTGCTGCGAGGCGGTCGGCAGCCGGCGAATCGCCTCGCCGATCGTGGCCAGCTGTTGCTCAGGGCGCAGGCCGGCCAGCTGGCGGGCACTGAGGCCGAGATTGTCCAAAGCCTTCGCCGCGCCGCCCTGGCCCAACTCCGCCTGGCCGATCGTCCGACTCATCTTCTGGACGGCGCCCGTTAGCTTCTCCGTCTCGACCCCGGCCCGGCGGGCGGCCAGGTCCAGCGTTACCAGGGCCTCGGGATCGATCCCCAGATTGCGAGCGGACTTGTTCAGCTTGTCGACCTCGTCGAACTGTTCGCGGACGGTGGCTACGAATGCCTTGCCCAGCGAGATCACGACGGTTAGGCCGGCGGCGAAGGCGGCGAGGCCGGCGGCGGCGGCCATCAGCGCCGGGTGACCGGCCGATAGCACGTTGGTCAGCCCGCCAACTCCGGGAATCGCTCCCGCGTTGCCCGCGATCACGCCTTGCAGGCCGCCGGCGAGAGCCTGGTGCCCTCCGGCCGCTTGGACCGCCGCGGTCCGCTGGCGTTGCAGGACCTGAATGTGCTGAATTGCCGCGTCGCTGGCGCCGGCCTGGCGGAGTTTCCAGACCTGAATCTGATCGGCGCTCATCCCGGCCGTGGCGGCTTCTTCGCGCAGGGCGTCAGCCAGTCGATCGACTTGGGCCGTGAGTTGCCTTGCCTGTTCAACGGCTGCCGCCTGTTGGCGGAAGGCGGCTGCCTGGCGTTGCATCGCGGCCACCGACTCGATTTGCTCTTGGGTCGCGCCCTGTTGCTGCAGCTTGTAGCGGGCGATCTCGTCGGCGCTCATCCCTTGCGTGGCGATCTGTTCGCGGAGCGAGGCCGATAGCCGCTCGACGGCCGCGTCTGCCTGGCGGACCGCTGCGGCCTGCTGAGCCACGGCCGCCGCCTGGGCTTGCGCCGCGGCGACCTGTTGCTGAGCGGCAGCTACCGACTCGATCTGCTCTTGGGTCGCTCCCTGTTGAGCGAGCTTGTACCGCTGGATCTCGTCGGCGCTCATGCCGGCCGTGGCGGCCTGCTCGCGCAGAGAGGCGTTGACCTGGTCGACGGCCGCCGCCGTGCGAGTTGCGGCGATCGCCGCAGGGTCCAGCTCCGATCGTACCTGAGCGATCGCCTGAGCGTATTGCTGCTCATCGGCAAACGCTCCCTTGCCGCGGGCAGTGTCCAGCACGCCCAGCGCAGCGTTGAGCTTGTCCACGTCGCTGGACGAATCAAGAAACGCCTGGCGGGTCAGCTTAAGCTCGGAGCGGGTCAGCCCCAGCCCGGACTTAATGCCGCTGGCATCGGCGAGGATTCTCGCGGATAGGCTGCCTACGGCCATGGGTCACGCTCCCAATTCCCGCAAGGTGCGGGCGATCACGGCTTCCATTGCGGCCAGCTGCTGGGCTTTGGTCTGGTCGAACGCCGGCCGCAGGAAGGGATGCGGCGGCACTCGACGGCCGGTCCGAAGGCCCCACAGCACCTCGGCGTGACCGTGTTCGACTTTGTGCCCGTGGGCGCCGGCTGGGACCATGGGGCCGATCACGCCGAGTGTCCGCTCGCCGTAACCGCGCACTACGCTGCCGATCGTGTCTCGCAGCGGCTTCAGGTCAGGTTTGTCCGCCGAGTCGCCCACGGGAACCAGCTGCTTGGCCCGCGTCTCGACCACCTGGCAGGCCGCCTGGACGCACTCGCGCATTACCGGCCCGGTCAGCGTATCGTCGATCCGGTTCAGGATCGCGAGCAGTTCGTCGTAGCCCTCCAGTTGCATCGAGATCATCCGGCGGTCCTTCATCCGAACCGCGAGGCGAGTCGCCGGGCGGCTTCATCGGCGTCCAGCAGGCGGCCACCGCAGGAGCCAACGGCAGCCGCCGCTGGAACGCCCTGAGCAAATGCCTCGGGCTCGACAGCGGCGTAGGCGATCCAAGCGTCGAACACGCGGGGGTCAATCGACTGCAGCCAGGTCTCCGGGTCCCAGATCCCCAGCCGCAGGGCTAGCCGGTAGGCGAATCGCCTGCGGCTGCTTCGTCGGAGTTTTTTTCCAAATCCTTCGCCGCGTCGCCGCCCAGCCCGCAGACCTCGACGATCTTGTCCCAGATCGCGGACAGAACCGCACAGTCCACGCCGCCCAACTGCTTCTCGTCGCCCTCGCGCAATAAGGGCTGGCCGGCGTCGTCGCACAGACAGGCCACGATGTAGCGCCGCCGGCGGGCTCCGATCTGCTTCTGGTCGACGCTGCCGTCATTCTTCCACAGCGCGCCGTCGGCTTTGGTCTTTTCGTTTTCGGAAAGATTCCGGATTTGAAACGTGCCAATCGTGGTGGGCGCCGGCGTGACTCGACGCTCGAACGATCCCAGGAATTGTTCGCGGGTTAACACTCTGTCAGCTCCTTGTATTGCCGGGGCAATAAACCCTGCCGCTTATTCGCTGTCCTCAAGATCCTCGTCGACCCAGGTGTCCGCTTCCTCGCCGGGCACCTCGGGCGGCTGGGAGACTTTGGGCGGCCAGTGCCCGCCGCGTTGCTGCCCGCAATGCTCCATCACCGCCACGGTCTCCTGCTCGTTGAGCCTGGTGACCAGGTTCAGCGGCGCGTCGGCCCCGTGGCCCAGATAGCCGATGTGCTGCTTGTTCAGAAACACCATGTCCTGGGCGAACACGACTTTCTTCTTGCTCCCAATCTTCCGGCCCACGTGGGGCCTCAGTTCAATCAGATACATCCTTGCTCCTTTCGCAAAACAGTGTCAGACTCCGCCTGTCGTCGGCTTCGACGGCAATCACCGCCAGCCGTTCCGCCTGCTCGATCAAGACTCGTTCCCCGCCGCGGACGTTGGCGAGGAACGGCACCTGCAGCACGATCGCGCCGTCTTGCTCTTCGCGGCCGAGGATCGGCACGCCGTGGGCCAGCGGCACCCAGCCGCCGGCACAGCGGTTCCGATTGTCGGCGCGTTGAATCGTGCAGGTCGTGTTCATCAGCTGCTGCTGCCGGGAGACTCTGCCGTGTACGCCGGGCCGGTCTTGCCGTCGAAGGCCACCTTGAACTTGCGCTTGTTGCGCACGCCCTTTTCCAGGCTCGGCAGCCCAAGCATGATCAAAAATCCCGTGCCCGCCAGGTTGGCCGCGGCAGCGGCGTCTGGATCGGACTTGGGATAGGTGACGGTCACCGTCTCGGCGTCCTCGTTGATGTCGCCGAAATCGTCGTCTCCCTCGTACCAGCCTTCCACCTCGACCTCGCCCGGGTCGCCCAGGTCGCCGGGTTCCAGCTCTTCGAAATCCGCGGAACCCAAATGGCTGACGTTGTCCTTGGCGCGAGTCTGCTGATACTCGCCGATCTTCGTAAAACTGAAGCTCAGTCCGGAAACGCTGAGCGAAATCGTACCGGTCAAACCTGTCTTGGGCATGCGAACATCCTTTCCTAATGCGTGTACAGCAGCAGGTCCACGCTGCTAACAAATCGCCACTCGTCGGACCCGTCCGCCAAATGCTCCGACAAATCCCGCGGTCCAAACACCTCCACGTCGCACACCGGCGACCCGTCGCCGATCGTCGTCGGACAGGCCGCGCACAGCGTGCGGGCCGCGGCGAGGATCGCGGCCGTCACCGCCTCGGCCGCCAGTTGCGTGTCCGCGTGCGCGTCGAACTGCAGCCGCACTTCGCCCGCCAAATCGATCCCGCCCAGCTCGCCCTCGTGCTGGCCGCTGATCACGTGATACGCCACGGCGGGCAACGTCTCATCCTGCGCGATGTTGCCAGGTGCCATTCGGTCGCTGATCAGCGCCGACACTCCGCCGGCAGCTAATAGGTACGTCCTTAAATCCTGAGCTAAGCTCACGTAATGCCTCTCGCCTCGATACGTGTCGTCCGGCGATCGCCCCAGGGGTCGCCGGTCCAGACGATCTGCAAATACAGGCCATTCCACAACACGCGGTGCTCGACCGTCACGTCCGAGCGGTACCGCACCACGATCACATAGTTCGCCTCGGCGTGGACCTGCCGGCCGCGGACCGTTTCGCCGCCGTTGGCGGCCAGGACCTCGGCCGGCACAATCGTGGCCAGATTTGTCCAGGTCGGGATCGGCTGGCCGGCCGCGTCCCGGGCCCAGCTCGCCGACTGGATCGTGATCCGTTCTCGCAATCGTCCGGACGGCAGCATCGTGCGTGTTCCAACCATCCGCGGCCGGCCGACCACGTCCTGCGGTCCAGCCGACCGGGATGGTTTACGGGTACGCGCCGACTCGAAGCGACCGGACCAGCCGCTCGTACGTCAGCGCCACTTCGCCGGGCACCTGGCCGACCGCTTCGCGGTGCAAATACCAGTGCCCGGCCAATAACAGAATCGCTTGCTTGGCTCGCGCCGGCACACTGGCCGCCGCGTCGCCATAGCCGGCCTTGTAGGTGATGGTCACCGCGTTGGGCCGATCGTCCACGGTTGGCCAGGTGTAATCGTCATCGCGCCAGATCACGCCCGGCTGCCGGTGCGTGTCCACGCGGTAATAGGCCGCTGGCAGCGTCTGCAGCACGCCGGCCGTGTCGTAATACTGAATCGAGGTGACCGACTGCAGCGGCGGCTTGGGGATCTGGACGTAATCGGCGAACCAATCATGCAGGACCAGTTCCCAGGTCTGCGTGATCAGGGCTCGCGTGATGTCTTCCTCGACCAGTTCCCGCGCCGCCTGGATCAGTCCGGCGAGCAAACTATCCTCATCGGTGGCTACGACGTTTGCTTGCCGTTTGATCTCGGCCAGCGTCACGGGCTCGAGCGCGGGAGCCGTCTTCAATTTCGGAGCGTAATCGAGCATCCGGAGCCTCACAGTATTCGGCCACGTGGCGGCGGACCAAGGCGTTGCCCACTCCGTCCGGAGTACACAGCACGCGGCCTGGCTTCAGTCCGTTGGCGTGGCGGGTCATTTTGACGTACATCAATCGTTGCTCCCTAGGTTATCGCTTCCGAAACGATCGATTTGGTAGTGGAAGTCCACTTCCAGCAGAACGGGACAGTTGCCGGACGTGTTCGTCGCCCAGCTATCGCCGGCGTCGCGGAAGACTCGACACTGCAACATCGAGGATAGCCCCAGCGCCGACGCGGGCACAGTCGCCGCAGGCGTCATCTGGTGCTTGTGATCCGTGCCGTCAGTGGTGTCGGTCAGATCGTAGACAGAGGACGCGGGAAAGGTTCCGTCGATCGAGGCCGAGGAAATGTCGATCTTCCAGGCCACGGTCTTGGCGTTTTCCTCGTTGCCGCGGGCCGCGGGCGTCCAATGCACATGAGCGGACAGATCGGTGCCCGGCTTGCGGTTGTGTGGCAACTGAACTGCAAAATAGCCCCCGTCCCCGGCCTCGAACTCGTAG